AGGTTAATGCCCTTCGTTGCTTCACCGAGGCCGTAGTTGGTTAGGCCGCTGAGCGCTCCCTGCTTGAGCAGATCGCCAAGGTCACCGCCCTGCAGCGCCCCTTTGACCACTCCCGTGCCAGCACCCGTGATGGCTCTGGCTGCGTTTGCGTCAAGACCGGCTGGCAACAGAGAGCCAATCCCCGCGCCAATGACAGGTGATATGGCACCGCTAAGAAAGCTTTTCCCGAAATCTTGACCACCGAGAGCGCCAATACCGCTACTGATGATGCCTTGGGTTATCGCAGCATTGGCCAAAGAGCCTGCAGCCAATGCAGAACCGCCGACACTAGCCAAACCGCTACTAATTGCAGCACCCAATCCGGGAAGCACAAAAGGAAGCACCATGGCAGCAAAGGGTGCTACGTCTTGCAAAGCAGCGCCAAGCCCGGCCTTCTCTTTGCTTGCCACCAGAACAGGGGTTCCGTCTTTGGTGAACTCCACAGTCAGGTAGTTTTTCTTTTTGTTCATTCCGCCGCTGCTGGACTGGTAGGCAAGCTGGCGTGTAGCGTCGGTCAGCTCTTCGCCGGTTCTTTTGTTGACGACGACATTTCCAACACTCTCTTGGTACTTGCCGTCTTTAAGCGTTGCCTGCTCTGCTTCCGATAGTGGTGCAAATTCGTTGTATGTATTTTCGCCGTCTTGGACTGTTTTGTATGTTCCGTAAGAGACCTTGGCCTGATCTTTCGGCACCATGCGCCATTCGCCGCTATCACCAGAATCAACGGCATACCCCAAAGTACCATCATTGAATTCGGTCAATCTCTGGCCATCGGCTGTGGTGTATTGAACCTCCGCCTTGGTGGTCTTGAACTTTTCCTTCTGCCCCAAGTCAGCAAGACTTTTGACGCCCTTCTTTTCAAGGATGTCAGCCATCGTCTTAGGATCGCTGTACACGCCTTGGTAGTACTTGTCTCCAAGCGCCTTTTGTTGGGTGCCAATCTGGCCAAGCATTCTTTCTTTTGGGGGCTTGTTCAGCTCATCCAGTGTCGGCTGCAGCTTGTCGCCAAACTTTGCCTTGATGGTCGGGTCCTTCAGGGCGCTTTCAAGGAACGTCCTTGTCTGATCTTCGTTCAGGTTGGGGTCCGTCCGCAGCCTGTTGTACTCCGACTCAAAGTTCGTAGGCGTGATCTTTGTGGCTGCTTGAGTAGTGCCAGAGGGTGTTGATGATGTTGCCTTCTCAGCAACCAAACCAGCCAGCCCGCCCTGCTCGCGCATCTTCTTGACGTAGGCCTCGGGGTCCTTGGCGTAGGCAACAGGATCGAAAGTGTTGGGGGCTTTTTGCTGAGATGAGCGGTAGTCGGCCTCGCGTGAAGCAGCCGTGCTTGCACCGGTTACAAACTGAGAATTTGGGTCGTTTTTCTTGGTCGTCTGCGCCTTGTACTTGTCGTAGGCACCGGGTTTGTTTACCGAGAAACCAACCACTCCAAGGACATCCCCGCCCTCCACCCAAGTGTTGAGCTGGCTGTATGTTTCGCCGGTTGCTTGAGACAAATCACCCAGCGTGACGCCATACTCCTGCATGAGCCGACGCATCTCCGATGGCTTGTCCTTGTTCTCATCCCAAGCTTTTTTGATGTTTGCAAGTTGCTCTGGTGGTCGGTTTGAAGTTTTCAGTTCGTCCAGTAAATCAAACTTGTCTGCAGGCTTTGCTGCGGCGTAGTCGGTCTTGAACTTGCCTTGCGGGATGTAGTTCTTGTCAATCCACTCACGGACTGGGGCGTAGTCATCTTTCCCGTCAGGGCCGACGCCAAGAAAAAAATCAGGAGCGTTCGGGTTTGCTTTTCCGTAAGCATTCAGAGCAGCACGAAAATCTTCCGGTGATAAATCTGCACCCTGTTGTGGTGTCAGAGCGCCAATGTTCCGACCTTCCTGCTGGCCGTAGTTGAAGTAGTGGCGCATGGCCTCTTCTTGCGTGTCGATCCCCGCCGCACCCAAGTCTTGGTTGGCCCCGACGTAGCGCTGCCAGTCGAAGTTCTCGGGCATGACGTTGGGGTTGTACCATTGGTCCGACATCCAGTTGTCAGTGGGTGCTACAGCAGGCGTAGAAGTTGCGGACCCTCCAGTCGGCCCAGACTGACTCGAAGCAACATCGGGTTGCGGTGCCGCCAAGTTCCCGAGGTTTCTGTTCTCGGGTGCGCCGTAGTATTGGTAATGGCGCAGAGCTTCAATTTCAGTGTCAATTCCAGCAGCACCCAAGTCTTGGTTGGCGCTCAAGTATTTCTGGAAATCAAAGTCTTGAGGTCTTTGATTTGGGTCTACGGACAAGTCCGCCATCCAGTTGTCTTGTGGATTTACCATGTCAAACCTTCACTTTCAATACGTTCGAGGCACTGGTGTCTCGATAGACATCGCCCACGCGCAAGTTGGCCAAGTCCGCCTGCGTTGGAAGAGTGTTGATGTCGATGTTTAAACTGGCAACATTAAGCTGCTGCACAGCGTTGATCTGCTTGAAGAACAAGTTGAAGATGTTCTGCATCTGGTCCATGAACGCAGTGGTGTACTCCTGCGGTGCAGCAGTGGGCCGAGGTGGGGTTACGCGACTGAACATGCCCATGGTTATCTCCTACCGTCAGCACGCAAGTCAAGTCGGGGAGCCCCGAGCTGCCACGTCACGCCAAGCCCATCGCTCTCCACCTTCACAGACATCTGACGTGCCCGCACCCGGGTAAAAATCTGGCCGGTGAATTCTTCAATCGGCAGAACTGCGGTGCGCGTGATTGGCCTGTTGTTCTCGCCTCCAACCGAAGGAGGCGTGGTGTACCCAGAACCCGAGTTCTTCAGAGGCTGCATGTACATCCGGGCCGTAGGGGACGCGGCGTCAGACCCCCGGAAAGTGATGTCCGGCAGGACGCGGTATAGGAACATGAAGTTGTGCCCGTCGTCCAGATCGAATTCAGCGGACGTGATGGTTGCTGCGATTGGCGTAGGCATGGCCGTGGAGTTGTCGTCCACACCCGACTCATGGTTCACAATGTTGTTCAAGTACGTCGCAGCAATTGGGTAGTCCCGCAGGCCGGAATCCAGCCATGCCGAGCGGCTCATGTTGCCGTAGTACCAGATGTCTTCAAGGTAGTTGTAGATCGCATACTTGTCCACCACGGTAGAGCCCGCCGAGCAGTAGAACCACCAGACCTCGTTGAATCCCTCGTTCGTTCCCGCGAACACCTGCGAGTACTGGTCTTTGTCAAGATCAGAAAAGATGTACTGGCGCAGGTCGCAGCGCAAGGTTTGGACTCGACCGTCGTACTTGTAGAACTTGTCCACGCCCATCCAGAACGTGACCCCGGATGCGATGGTGACGGCGTTCTGACTGACGATGGAGGTGTTGTCGGCCAGCAATGTTGCGCCCCACACAGCAGGTGGTCCAAGGTATTGCATGGCATACACAGCGTTGTCAGTAAAAACAATGATCTCTTGGCGCGACTGAATGGCCGTGATGATCTCTGAACCCCGGGATAGCTGCAGGCTACCCGCTTGGTTTGTTGCTGCTGGCGTCCAGTTTGCTGCATCTTCTTGGTCAGACCAACGGATCAGCATCGGGTTTTGGACGGCGCTTCCATAATCATTGCAGCCAAAGGCCAGCACAAAGCGGCTCACATCCGAGACCAAAATGGTGTTCTGCACTGTGGGCACATCCGAAGCGCCGCCCAAGGATGTCAGGTTTACCGCCCGGGTGCCTGTGCCAGCCGAAGAGTCCCAGTAGTAAATGGCTCCGCCTCGTGGCCCGAAGATCAGGTCTTCGCCAAAGTTGAACTGGCTCCACAGCCGCAGACTTTCCAGCGAGGTAGTTCCTGTGCCCCAAACACCAGTTCCCCAGCCGCCAGCGCCCCAGCCGACCACGGGAACAGCAAACTCAAAACCCGTATTGATCTGATACGCGGCAACAACTGAAGCCCCGCCGCCCGGGGAGCCGGATACGTCCGTGGCGTTGGCGGTGGCCGAGACGGTGATGGTGTACGTGTTCGCGTTTACCACGGTGACTTGGTACTCTGCGTTGAGCACGCCTGCCGTGATGTTGCCGCCAAGCCCCACAGCCCCGCTGAAGGTTACAAAGTCCCCAGTGAAGCAACCATGAGCCGTGTCTGTGACGGTGATGACGCTGGAGCCCAGAGTAGCGACAAACGGGTTGTTGTTGATGGTTCCGGGTGTTCCACGGATCGGCGTGATGTCGTAGTACGAGCCGCCGCTCTCGATGTAGAACTTGAGGTTCGTACCCACGCCCAGCAGATTGGCCCCGCCCAACGTCACCCAGTTCCAAAGCGACCGGCAAACGCCAAGGAAGGAGTTTGCCGAGATGCGCTCCCAGCCACCGATCTTTTCAGGCGTGCCGGAGCGGAACCGAATTT